TGACTAGCCAACCAGTTGAACACTGGTATTCAAGCTGCCACCGAAGTTGCGAACTCATTTAATATGGTTCGTGCATTTGCCATCGCCCCGACTGCGTCCTGTTCCTACAGGTCAGTTGATCTCCTAGGTTACACTAGTACTCCAGAGATCGCCCCACCCATTGCCCGGTCAGTGGATCGGGACTCGGATACCTTTGGTGTCCAAACCTATCAGTACGGTGAGGTAGAGATCGCATCCGAAGTAGGATGGGAGGACTACACTACTGTAGCTGATGGGATAATGACTATGCTTGAAAGGACTGGACTTCTTCATGGATACAGCTTCAACTCTTGGAGTGATGTTGTAACCTACGACGAACAATTCGTAGAAGAGTGGCTAGAATCGCCCCAGACTTCATTGTATTATTCTCTCCAGGTAATGGGTGACGTACAGGATAAGAGTGACGCTTACGCAGCACTCGAACAATCTGACGTTGATGATTACTTGGCGGGTTTACTTGAAAACTCTAGTGTCGATTGCGACTGCCAAGAATGACTCCCTACGATAAAACTAATTGCGACGAAAGCGTAAGTGGACACCAGTTACAAACAACAGCTGGTAAATTATATGAAGGTGCGGAAGAGACTCTCTACCGTGCGCTTGCATTGCGTCACCTTGAACTGCCTGTCGGTGACTTTATACAGAACTCTCTTAAAGGAGACATCCCTGAGGCAGCTAGGGAACTCCTTGAACTAAACATCATCGACGAGGTAAATCATGACACAGCACTTGGATTCATCGCACGAGCTCATGGTATCACTGGATCGGAAGATGCTGAAAAAGAAGCACGATCACTTACAAAAGCTTGGGAAGATCATCCGGACCACACCGTCGTCAAAGCGATGGTACTGGAGAGAAGCATCTTCTTTGTTCTCCTCCCGTTCTTTCGCTTCTGTGGAGACGCTGGACTGAGGACAACTTCCGCAGATATTTCACGAGACGAACAGGTGCATGTCGCCTGCAACTCTCTTGTCTGCAGTGAACTAAATCTTAGTTACTCACCTTCCTTGGATAAGTTGCGTAAGGCAACCATCCAATGGGTGATGCAACCACTGTCAGAAGAGAACCCTGATAAATTTTTGTCAAAAAAATTCTGGACTGACAGCAGTGACCGACTTATGTATGAAGGTAAAGCACCTAACTTCTCTAACACACAGAGTGCTAGGATGCCTGCCTTCTTCGAACACAGCAATGTAAACCTACCCAGTTATGCTTGAGCCTATCATTGGGCCAAACCTCCACGGTGTTATCGCTGAGATGGAGGAAATTTTCCCACCCTTAACCGTTCAAATTGATCAACCTATCCAGTCCATCATGTTCAGGGCAGGTCAAAGGTCAGTAGTTGAATGGCTTGTTAACCGTATCAAACAGGAGAACTAATTATGTGTGGAGGAGGAAGGGCACCTTCTGCCCCTAGACCAGCACCACCACCACCGCCACCACCTCCGGCTCCCGCGCCACCACCACCTCCNCCTCCGCCGCCGCCCCCGCCGACTCCCCGTTCAGACTCCGCCTCANAAACGTGAGCCTGTCGTGGTCGCAGGTCGTCAGCGTAGGAATGCAGCAGGTGAAAGTCGTGAACGCCGAGGAGCTAATAGCTTGAAGAGTACCAGTGTCAACACTGCTTCTTCAGGTGGTAGTAGCACAGGAGTAAACGTTTAATGTTAGCACGGACGCGATACCAACAGCTAGCTACAATCAGGACACCGTTCCTGGACATAGCTGTTCAAGCGTCCCTACTTACACTACCTTATCTTATTAAGCAAGATACATACGGTCCAAACTGGAAGAACATAAAGACACCNTGGCAATCAGTGGGAGCCAAGGGCGTAGTTAACTTAGCCTCTAAGTTGATGCTCGCTCTTCTCCCACCACAGACCACGTTCTTTAAACTCCAAGTACGTGACGATAAGTTGGGTGAAGAACNCGAACCTATCGTTCGTTCAGAGTTGGACCTTTCTTTCTCTAAGATTGAGAAGCTGGTTATGCAATACATCGATGCGTCTTCGGACCGTGTTGTCTTGCATGAAGCAGTGAAGAACCTAGTAGTAGGAGGTAATGCTCTCCTCTACATGGGACCAAAGAACATGAAGTTCTTCCCACTCAATAGGTTCGTAGTGAATAGGGATGGTGACGGTAATGTTATTGAGATCGTCACAAAAGAATTAATCAGTAAAGAAGTTCTAGGTCTTGACCTGCCTGAACTGGAAACAAAAGAGCCACGACCTAACAGTCCTGCTTCACCGAAGAGTGGCTTACCAGGGTTAGATGAAGACGATGTAGAAGTAGTACACTTATGCAAAACTAGATGAGAAAGCTGGTAGGTGGGTCTGGCATCAGGAAGTACTCGACAAGATTGTTCCTGGTAGCCGTAGCACCGCTCCGAAGAGTGTTAGTCCTTGGCTTCCGTTGCGGTTCAACACCGTAGACGGTGAGGACTATGGACGTGGTCGGGTAGAAGAGTTCCTTGGTGATCTCAAGTCTCTCGAAGCATTGTCTAAGGCACTCGTGGAAGGCTCAGCAGCCGCTGCGAAAGTTATCTTTCTAGTATCACCTTCTTCGACTACTAAACCACAGACTATTGCACAAGCAGACAACGGCGCTATTGTTCAGGGCCGACCTGATGATGTCGCAGTAGTTCAAGTCGCCAAACAAGCGGACTTCTCCACCGCTATGAACATGGCTGAACGTATTGAACGGAGACTTGCTGATGCTTTCCTGATCCTACAAGTTAGGGACAGTGAACGCACCAGTGCTGAAGAGGTGCGCCTCACACAACTAGAACTCGAACAACAATTGGGTGGTCTCTTTGGTCTCCTGACTGTAGAGTTCCTAGTACCTTACTTGAACCGGACACTACTAGTCCTGGAAAGGAGTAAGCAACTACCCAAGATCCCTAAGGATCTGGTCCGTCCTCAGATCGTAGCCGGTGTTAATGCACTGGGACGTGGAGAGGATGAGAAGAGTCTAACTCAATTCATCACCACTATCACACAGACAGTGGGACCAGAGATTGCTATTCAATACCTCAACCCAGAGGAGTATCTACGGAGACTCGCTGCGGCGCAGGGTATTGATACCTTGAACCTTATCAAGACTAAGCAACAGATGGATGAGGAGATGCAGGCANNACAACAGTCTGCCATGACTCAGGACCTTACTAAACAAGCAGGACAACTGTCGAAGTCTCCTCTTATGGACCCGACAAAGAACCCTGCCGTTATGAACATGATGGATGGCAACTCAGAAAACCCGAATCCCACGGAACCGGCCAACCAAATTACAGCCGGAGCCTCAACAGGAGGCAACATCGAAGCAGGTGGAACAGTCGACTGAGACTGAACCCACTAATAAATATGCACCCAAACCTAAGGTAGGGAGTAACCCTACTGTCAAGGCACCTGGTAATAAGGTGACCACTGTAGGTCTTGGTAAACTACAAGTAATCCACGCAACACATGGCTAACACGCTGACATACAANCCAGGTGAGGAAGAAGGTCTCTCCTCAGATGAACAAGACTCTCTCAAAGTAGGTGAACAACTTGAAGAAGCCCAACAACAACTCCTCGCAGGAAAGTTCCGAGACGCAGATCAACTGGAGAAAGCCTACCTGGAACTGCAATCCAAGTTCAGTTCAGGTAATAGAGGCGACGAATCCTCCGAAGAATCCAGCGAAACAGACACTGGGAACGACGATCAAGTCAGCACCGACAATGAGCCAACCGATCAACAGGAAGAAGAAGTAACTGCTACCTCAGTAGTTACTAATGCTTCTGATGAATGGTTCAAAGACGGTAAGTTATCTGACCAGACGATGGAGTCTCTCCAGTCTATGTCTAGTCAAGACTTGATCAATGCTTACATCGAAGCTTACGGTGAAAACTCTGCACCTACTGTTGACCTGACTGATCAACAAGTAAACACTATCAAGAATGACGTTGGTGGTCCTGAAGCATTTGACCAAGTACTTACTTGGGCTAATGAGAATCTTGACCCTGCCTACGTACAGTCCTACGATAACCTTGTAGAGACTGGTAACTTCCAGGCTATCCAGATGGCACTAGCAGGTATCAAGTCTGCTTACGATGCTGCCAATGGATACGAAGGTCGTATGCTTACTGGCAAAGCAGTCAAGCAGGATACAAATGTGTTCCGTAGTCAGGCGGAAGTCGTTCAAGCTATGAACGATCCTCGTTACGATAAGGATCCAGCCTTTCGTAGTGATGTCTTTGCCAAACTGGAACGATCTAACTTACAGTTCTAAATTAATGGCTAAGAAGCAGGGCTACAATGCCCGACTCGATGAGTCCCTTGGTGCACGTAACAAGACTAAGGGTAAGCAATCCATGGCTACTCGTCGTAAAGAATCGAAGTCCGCAGAGAAGCGTGCAGGTAAGCCCGCTTACTCCGGNAACAAATCCTCAACCCAAAAAAAGAAATAGTTAAATGACAGCTACTATCGCACTNCNGAAGCGGTCCAATCTATGGGACCGTTACCTNCAGTGGGTTAGTAGTACTGAGAATAGGCTTTATGTTGGACACTTCGGTGTCCTCATGATNCCTTGTCTACTGACTGCTACCACTGCATTTATCATGGCGTTCATCGCCGCTCCACCAGTTGACATCGATGGAATTAGAGAACCAGTTGCAGGCTCCCTGCTCTACGGAAACAACATTATTAGTGGGGCAGTCGTCCCGTCTTCCAATGCCATCGGTCTTCACCTCTACCCAATCTGGGAGGCATTCTCACTCGACGAATGGCTCTACAACGGAGGACCCTATCAAATGGTTGTCTTCCACTTTCTCATCGGTGTCTTCGCTTACATGGGACGCGAATGGGAACTTAGTTATCGACTAGGTATGAGGCCTTGGATCTTCATTGCTTACTCTGCTCCCGTAGCAGCAGCAACTGCAGTGTTCCTTGTCTATCCTTTCGGTCAGGGTTCGTTCTCTGATGGTATGCCNCTTGGAATCAGTGGTACCTTTAATTATATGTTAGTCTTCCAAGCTGAACACAACATCCTGATGCACCCCTTCCACATGTTGGGAGTAGCAGGAGTATTTGGTGGAGCATTGTTCTCTGCCATGCACGGTTCACTTGTCACTAGTTCTCTCGTTCGAGAGACAACTGAAACCGAGTCTCAATCTAAAGGATATAAGTTCGGTCAGGANGAAGAGACNTATAATATTGTAGCAGCTCACGGTTATTTCGGTCGTTTGATCTTTCAATATGCGTCTTTTAATAATAGTCGTAGTCTCCATTTCTTTCTTGCAGCTTGGCCTGTGGTTGGTATCTGGTTTACAGCACTTGGTGTCTCAACCATGGCGTTCAACCTCAATGGATTCAACTTTAATCAATCCATCCAAGACAGTCAAGGGAAGATTATCAACACATG